AAGAGGCGATTACAACTTCTGATTTCCCGTATCTCTTCGGGCAAGTGCTTGAAAGAGATATACTTGCACGATACCAGACTGCTCCGACTGATTGGCAGCCGTATGTAAAAATGCGGAATGTAAAAGATTTCAGAGCAGTTGATATTCACAAAGTCCAGGGGAACGATAATGTCCTGGATGAAGTAAAACAAAAAGGTGAGTATCTTATTTCTCCTATGAGTGATTATCATTATAGTCTGGCTGTTAAGAAATACGGTAGACAGTTTGATATCTCCTGGGAAAGTGTAATCAATGATTACTTTGCCGCTTTTGGAGATTTACCGCAGCGGTTTGCTGATGCTGCTATAAATACAGAAGCGTACAGAGTAAGTTCTTTGATTACATCTGCGGCAGGCCCAAACGCTTTACTCTTTGGCGCACCTATAGCCGATATAGATGGTCAGAATGTTACCAACAGAGGGACATTACAGTTGACAGCAACTAACCTGGCAACTACGCTTGGACTTATGGCTGCTCAAAGAGATGTGCTGGGAAAGCCACTGGGAATAAGAGGTGTGCATATAGTAGTGCCTCCAGTACTGGAAATTACAGCGAGACAGATACTTACATCTACAGCATTGAGACAGGCAATGACATATCCTCAAGTTGGCATTACAGCAAATGTACTTGCAGATATGGGTTTGCAGTTACATATTAATCCCTGGTTGCCTGTAATAGATGTCTCTGGTAACGGGAACACAACTTGGTACGTTTTTGCAGAACCGTCTCAGGGTGCTTCGGTTTATGTAGCACGGTTGAGAGGGTACGAACAACCGGAAATCTGTATGAAAGATAGTGATAAAGTCAGTATGACTGGTGGAGCATTATCACCATTCACAGGTGATTTTGCTACAGACAATATCTTCTACAGAGTAAGACATGTATTCGGCGGAGTGCAAGGAGACCCGAGATTTTGTTACAGTCAGTTAGGTACAACAGGTGTAAGTTAAGTAAATAAGATATAGGGGGGTGAAATTGTATCATCCCCCTGTGTCTAACAAAGGAATGATATGTTAAACAGAGACCAGGTAAGATTACTTATAACAGATAGCGACCCAGAACATTATATATTTACTAACGTTGAGATAGATAACTTTTTGATTATGGAAGATAACAATATCAAGTTAGCATCAGCGACTGCACTTGATACTATTGCTACTAATGAGGCACTGGTTTTAAAAGTAATTAAATTACTGGACTTACAGACTGATGGCGCTAAACTTGCAGAAACACTTATGAAACGAGCAGAGAAATTACGAGAACAGGGGAATGAAGAATTTGATGTTTGTGGAGTTTATGAAGATGAAGAAAGTACCATAGAGGAGAGCGAATGAGACAGGAGATAATCAGTTATGATATGTTAAATAAATTAGAGAGATTTTTCCCTCGGAAAGTAACTATTAAACATTTTATTCCTGGAACACAGGATTCTTATGGTGAAAAAACAGTCGGTACTTGGGTGAATGTAACTGGACTAATAGAATTACCTTGTCAAATATCTCCTGCAGAAGGTGGGAAACAACAACGAACAGATATGACTCCTGTAATATATACTCATAGAATAGTAATAGCAGGATATTATCCAGAGATATTAGAGACATATCAAGCGGTGATGGATGGCGATGTTACTTTTGAGATTATGAAAATTGAGAATGATAGTCAACAAATTACTACTCCATTACTGGTAAAATTACTTATAAATTAACATGGCAATAAAAGGGTTTGATAATCTTAAAAAGAATGTAGCGAAATTAAATAAAGACCTTGATAATAATATAATGACCGCATTGAAAGCAGGGGCTTTACTTATCCAAAATTCTGCAAAGGAGAAAGCACCATATTTAACTGGAACTTTACGGCGGTCAATACATATAGAACCAGAAGGGAAAAGGACAGTAATAGTAGGGACGAATGTAGAATATGGAAAGTATCAAGAATTTGGGACACGTAAAATGAAAGCACATCCATATTTACGACCTGCATTTGATGAAAATAAAGATAAGGTAATGGAAAAAATAAACGCAGTATGGAAATTTATAATAAGTAAAACAAAATGATACCTACAGCATTGTTTACGATATTGTCAACACTGGTAAGTAATAGATGTTACCCTATTAAATTACCGGAGCAGGTAACATTCCCTGCATTGACTTATTTCCAAGTATCAGGAGTTGAAGGGAATACTCATGATGGATTTGATGATACCGTAGAGGCACGATGGCAGGTATCCTGCTGGGGAAAAACCTATGAAGATACCCGAGTACTTGCTGAGGCGGTTAAATTGGCTTTACGGACATTTTCAGGTGATGGGATAGAGATAGTAAAAAAAAGTTCGGTTGAAAATGAAACTGATATATATGAACCGGATACGGAAATATATCATATACCGGTTGATTTTATGTTTTTTATAATAACATAAGGAGGAGACAATGGGAAAGTTTGCTTTTGGGACGACTCTAAGATTAGGGAATGATTTAATAGCGGAACTATCTAACATCACGGGCCCCAGTATGTCCGTTGACCCAGTTGATGTTACATCTCATGATAGTGCTAATAAATTCAGAGAGTTTGTTGCTGGGTTAAGAGACGCTGGTGAAATAACAATTGAAGGAAATCTTATATCAGCAGTCCAGGGAAATAAATTAACTGCTAATATTGCAAGTGGTGCAACAGTAGCAATTATAATCACATTCGGGGCCGGAGTTGTTGACCCTGCCACATTTACATGTCAAGGGTTTACAACTGCATTTGAACCATCAATGCCGGATGATGATAAGTTAAGTTTTTCAGCGACTTTTAAAATAACTGGAAAACCGAGTTTAGCGTAACGGAAGGAGTTTGAATGGCAAAGGTAGTATTGCAAGGGAAAGAGTATAACTTACGACTTGATTTTAATGCTATCTGTTCTTTTGAAAAGGAAACAGGAAAAGGATTTCTGCAATTTGCAAATGCTTTAGTTAAAGATGGGCCGACATCTATGCAAATGTCAGAAGCAAGGGCTTTAATTTGGGCTGGAATACTTCATGAAAACAAATATCTGAAAATAGATGATATTGGCGATTTAATGGGGTTTGACAATCTTGGTGAAGTAATGACTGCAATAGCAGAAGCGATTAGTGAAGCAATGCCGAAAATAAAAGAAGGATTAGATAAAAAAAAAGAACAGAAGTAATTGAAAATTTTAACTGGGACGAACTTTTATCTTTCGCAGTGATAAGATTAAAAGTATCAATTCCTGATTTCTGGCGGTTGTTACCAAAAGAATTTTCTGCAATGGCAGAAGAATATAGTAAAACTATAGATGAACTTATGATGTTAGAAGAACTTGCTGACTGGCGAATGGGAATGATATGTGCAATAATAGCCAATGCAAACAGGAATCCGAAAAAGAAATCAACTCCATTCCAGCCAACGGATTTTATGCCAAAGAAACCACAGCCGAAAAAAGAAATGACTGCTCAAGAAATGTTAGAGGTACTTAAAACTACCACCACAATGTTAGGTGGAGAGGTAAAAATATAATGGGACAAACAATCGGAGAATTATTCGTAAAATTAGATGCAGATACTTCACAATTTGAATCATCTATGCAACGGTCTTTGAGTCAAACTCAAGGGTTTGTAAAAGGACATGAGGCAGCATTTAAAAAAGTAGGTATGGCTGTAACTGCTGCCGGTGCTGCAATAACTGCTGCAATAGGACTATCTATAAAATCGTATGCAGATGCTGGTGATGCTGCAAAAGAAATGTCTGAAAGAACAGGGTTATCTGTTGAAAATATTATGCAGTTAGACCATGCGGCAAAACTATCAGGTACATCAATAGATAGTTTGGAAGTTGGAATGAAAAAGGCAGCAAAAGTAATAACAGATGCAGGTGATGGGTCAACCTCAGCAATGGAAGCATTAAATAAATTAGGACTTTCTGTTGATAAGTTAATAGGTAAAAAACCCGATGAACAGTTTAATCTTCTTGCGACTGCACTATCAAATATAAAAGACCCGACGGAACGGGCTGCTGCTGCACAAGAGATATTTGGACGGTCTGGTACACAGTTATTACCTATGTTAGCAGACGGTGCTGCAGGACTTGCGAAAATGAAACAGGAAGCCGTTGATTTAGGGCTTGTAATGAGTGCAGACGCAGCAGCAAAAGCAGACCAATTTAATGACAGTCTAACCATTCTAAAAGGGTCTTTACAGGGGGTAAAGAATACAATAGGAGCAGCACTTATACCTGTATTACTTCCATTGATACAAAAAATAACTGAAATAATGAAAAATATAAAAGATTGGACAGTGGCAAATCCTGGGTTAACAAAAGCATTATCAGTTGTGGCTCTTGCAGTTGGAGTTTTAGGGGTAGTATTTGGGCCCTTAATAATGGCATTGCCGTTTATTGTAAGTGGAATAACTACATTAATCACTCTTTGCCCTGTTTTAGGTGTAGCATTTACTGTTATGACTGGCCCGATAGGGATTGTAATTGCTGCAATAGGATTATTGATAGCAGCAGGGATTTTAATAGTTAAAAACTGGGATAAAATAAAAGAAGGCGCTCAAATAGTATGGGATGCAATAGTAGGATTTGTAAAAGCAGGGGTTAATCTATATATCGGATATTTAAATATGCTTATAAAAGGGGTTTTAACTGGAATCAATCTTATTATAAAAGGATTAAATTTAATTCCAAAAGTAAATATACCTGAAATTCCTATTATGCAAATACCTACATTGCATACTGGTGGAGAGTTTAGAGCGCCGACTCCTGGTGGTGAAGGACTTGCAATGTTAAAGGATAGAGAAAGAGTAATACCAGCAGGAGTAACAGAATCCGCAGCAGGTATGGGTACAGGAGTACAGACAATACAAGTAAATAATCCATTATCACCAGAGGATTTACAAAAAGTTATTAGAGCGGTAAATAGAAATAATTTAATAAAAGGATATATTTCAAACGGATTACAGGGAACATAATGGCTATAATCATATCTGCACCGGCAAGTATAAAGATAGATGGGGTAAGCGTAGGTACAACACTGGGCGATATTGTTATTACACTGAACCGAGATTATGAACCAGTAAAAAGACAGGACTCACCACATCCGTTC